CTTCTATTCCTCTGCCGCGCTTTGTGAAAGCAACACACTGTAAAGAGTGCCATAAGGTGAACAGCATGATCTTTACCGATGGCAAAGAACACAAGCCGACAGACAGGAATATCGCATGGATACCGCGCTGCGCATGTCCGAAGGAAGAAGCATGACGCAGACGATGGCACCAGCACACCCGAAAACGTATATGATCGAGAATGTCCAATTCTGGTGTCACTCATGCAAGGTACCCTTTAGTGTTTCATGGGAAGAGTTAGACCGCATCAGAGCAAGTGGGCAATCAACCCGCGTGCTCTGCCGGTGCAAACGCTGGATCGGCAATATCAGCGTGATAGAGCGTCCATCTAGCGTTATGGATAAACCCATGCTATAATGATCGTAAGTACATAGAGTGTGCCCGGTGGCAGCAAGAGTCCGGTGGCCTTCTCGAAAGAGAGGCCATTTTTCATGCCGGACAATACCACCTATAAGACGATCACCCCCGATGACCTCGCAGCGTCCTTTGCTGCTGAACTACAACGCCTCATCGCACATGGCATCACCCCTGAAGAAGAGGCTCTTGCTCGTCGCTACT